CTGAGGCACAAATTTAAGGTGGATCATTAGATCTGCTTGCTTATACAAGCATAAAGCAGTAATCGTATGTAGTTTCACTTTCCCAGGTATTTCTACCACTCGGTATAAGCCGAATATGGAAAGATACATACGAAGAACCACTGCATTACCCTTACGGATAGATGCTCTATGGGCCTTATTTATGATTCGAGGAAGTCCAGCAGAGGTACGCGAGACGCGACACCCAAGGGATGTCGTATCTTTTACAAGATACCCCCCTGCTGCTTGTTGGGTTAGGATAGAAAGTACTTTACAGTACTTAACCAATCCGGTCAGCCCTTGAGACTTAGCTATTCTCAAGAGGTTACGACTTATGGTGTAAATACAGGTTACCCACATAGGAGAGAGACGACCAACTGCCAGGAACAGTACCCGAAGGTACATGCTCCGAAGCACTCGAACGCTTTTTACAGCGTTCTGCCAATTAAAATCTTTGCCCGGGGTTATTAACCCCCAAGCAAAGTGGTTTTGTTTTAACATTTGTTGAAACATGCCAGGTTTATATTGTTGTCAAACAGTATAAGAGCCATTTTAACCTTCGGTTTCCCTTTTGGGGGCCGCAGGCAGCTCCAGTCGGAGCTCGGAGTTGGTCACTCCTTGGGTTTAACCTTCCATATAGGACAGGCTCAACGACCCCGCAGGTTTCCCTGCTTTTTTACATAAGTGGTAGTTCTGCCACTTATAACGTTGAGTTCCCCATCTTACAAGTCGGGTCACCCTAACTCAGGTGGGATCCGATACTCTCGCACAGATATTACTATCTGCGGGCCTGGTCTGGTTTGAAATTACCAATTGGCCACCCGTAATTTAATACGAGCGAACTACCATAGGGTAGCTCCCTATGCAATATTTCTATCATCATAGGCGACCGTACTCCGTCAGGAAGCCCATTATTCAATGGCGCCCTTTCGGACTACCATTAACCTATACTATCCAATGGCGGGTAGCCATCAGAATTCGGTATTGACCCAGTCATTACTGATCTGGGGCTTATCCCAAACCTCGTATAGTTACGAGAGTAGCCACCACAAGTTAGCTGTAACAGTAGTTGGAAGCTGTTTCAACAGAGAATCCACACAATTCCAAAAGGCACTGTGCAAACTTAGTATCTAAACTATCTCTGTCTCTGAGCCTGAAGTCCCCTGACTGCTGGCAAGGAACAGATTCGACCCGTCGCCGGG